TTGGAACGCTGCGCGAAACGTATTCATGGCTGTTGCAATCCGACGAAGCGAAATGTTATGAATCGGTCGCTCTTGACAGCATCAGCGAGATTGCTGAAGTAGTGCTTAACGCCGAGAAAAAAGCCACCAAAGATCCGCGCCAGGCCTACGGTGCGATGCAAGAGCAGATGGCAGACATTATTCGTGGATTTCGGGATTTACCCAGAAAACATATTTATATGTCCGCCAAGCTTGAAAAAACTCAAGATGAAATGGGGCGCGTTTTATACGCACCCGCAATGCCAGGAAATAAAACCGGGCAACAACTGCCGTATTTTTTTGATGAAGTTTTAGCTTTACGCGTTGAAAAAGACGCAGAGGGTATCAACCAACGGGCTCTTCTTTGCGACGGCGATGGGCTCTGGCTTGCCAAAGATCGGAGCGGAAAACTGGATACCTGGGAAGCGCCAGACCTGGGTGCGATTATTTCCAAAATTATGGGGGTTGTATGACTGACGATTTGAATGAGCTTGCCATTTTATGGCTTGACGCAAAAGAAAATGAAGCAACATGGATTGATCGGCGTCGCAAAATTGAAGACCGGATTAAAAGTCTTGCGGGCGTGTCCGAAAATCTTGAGGGCACTGAAACTCTGAGCCCAGACTTTTACACGATCAAAATTGTCGGGCGTCTGGATCGGAAGGTGGATGCAGATAAATTGCAAAACATCGCAATTGAACACGGATTGACTGAGCATTTATCAACGTTATTTCGTTGGAAGCCAGAAGTAAATATGGGTATTTGGAAACAAACGAACGAGTCGATTACGAAACCGCTAACAGAAGCAATCACACTCAAACCTGGAAGACCATCATTTCAAATTATTGAAAAGGAGCAACGCCATGGCTAATCTCGGACAAACCTTCAACGCCGCAGAAATTCCTGTGAGCGACAATTACGAACCTTTGCCGGCGGGTTGGTACAGCGCGGTCATCAAGCAGTCGGAATTGCGTGACACGGCAGCAGGCGATGGGCAGTACATCAAGGTGCGGTACGATATTGTTGGGCCAACGCACGAAGGCCGTGTGGTTTTTGGAAACATCAACATCCGTAACAAATCCGCTACGGCTGAACAAATCGGCCGGCAGCAACTCGGCGAACTGATGCGTGCCCTTGGCATTCCCATAGTAACCGACTCTGACCAATTGATCGGCGGGACGGTGTTGATCAAGCTCGAGGTGCGGCCTGAACGCGCCGACGAGCGCACTGGTCGTATCTACTCAGCGAGCAACGAGGTCAAGGGATTTCGGTCGCTGAGCGCCTTGGGAGCCGCTTCGGCACCAAGCCATACCCAGACATCAACTCCTGCGCCACAAGCCGCTGTAGCCGCTACAAACGTCTCTGCAGCGCGATCCAAGGCCAACCCCCCGTGGATCAAACGCGCCTCCTGATCGCAAAAAAAAATCCCCGGGGAAACCCGGGGGGAAGGAGACACACACATGAAGTTACCACAACCGCATCATAGCATACCCAGCTTGCTTGACAAGCACCTTGAGTCGATGCAGGAACCACCTAGAGCACACCTTGGGGTTTCTCAAATTGGGCACCCTTGTGACCGCTGGGTTTGGCTATCGTTTCGGTGGGCAGTGATACCCCAACTGACCGGAAGAACGCTCAGAATTTTTCGACGTGGTTTGAATGAAGAAACCATCATACGAGACGATTTAATTGACATTGGTATTGTATTTGACGAAAAAGAATCGCACCATGTCAACTTTGGTGCGCATGTGCGTGGCACCCCCGATGGAGTCATATTGTCGGGCGTACCTGAATCGCCTAAGAAACGTCATATTGTTGAATTTAAAACGCACAATTTGCGTTCATTCAATGAAATTGAAAAAAAAGGCGTAGCTGAAGCAAAACCTGGCCATTACGTTCAGATGCAATGTTACATGCACGGCCTGGAGATTGATCGGGCCTTGTATGTAGCCGTCTGCAAAGATGACGACCGCATTTACACCGAGCGCGTGCATTACGACCAGGCGGCAGCCGAGAAGGCCATCGAGCGCGGCCGTAGGCTGGCGCTGTCCGACCGCATGCCAGAGCCGATCAGCACCGACCCGAGCTGGTATCAGTGCAAGTTCTGCCCTGCTTATGGTATAGTGTGCTTTCGTGAACAAGGAGTAAATCATGACCGCGCCGCTAGAAATGATCGGTAAAAAGTTTGGCAGATTAAAAGTCGTAGAAATTGAAGGGAATCGAATTTCAGGTCGTCATCCAAAATGGAAATGTGTTTGTGAATGCGGAAATCAATGTGTAAAAACCGCCGTTGCTCTTCGCGCTGGAAGAGAACCTAGCTGTGGATGTGCTGCGCGCGATTATCAAAGAAAAAAGCATGACATTACTGGAAAAAAATTTGGCCGCCTGCTTGTTTTATCGGCGGATAAATTTAGCAATTCAAAACGTCACATTGTTTGGAAATGTATGTGCGATTGTGGAAACGAAACTTCTGCAATAGGAAGTGAGTTGCGATTGGGGCATAAGCGATCATGCGGATGCTTCCATTTAGATGTTCTGTTAGAGACGCATACGAAGCATGGTCACGCAAAAGCCGGACAACTCAGTTCAACTTATATTTCATGGGCTTCCATGCACACAAGATGCTCAAATAAAAATTCAATAAATTTCAAGCATTACGGAGGAAGAGGAATATCAGTCTGTGATCGTTGGAAAAGTTTTGAAAATTTCCTTGCTGATATGGGAGAGCGAAAAGATGGCATGTCTATTGATCGAATTGATGTAAACGGCAATTACGAGCCAAACAACTGTAAATGGTCAACTCATTCCGAACAAAACAAAAATCAACGGAGATACTTAAATGCCAAACAATGACTGGACAAAATATCTGCAAATCAACTGTCGAACCTGCGCCCATGTCACGCCAATGAAGGACAGCACCTGGCGCTGCGAGCGCCACGACGCCGACGGCATCCCGGTGGAGTTCCAGCGCCAAGGCTGCGAGAGCCACGTCCTGCATCCTGACCTGGTGCCCTGGCAGCGCAAGGATGGGCCTGACAAATGGACGACTATCTATGTCATTGAAGACCGCGATGTGGCCAATGGCGAACCAGATGCGAACATTTATGCCAGCCGCGAGATTTTGGCCAATCCCAAGATGTGCAGCCTGGGGGATGAGTATGTGGAAAAGCTGCGCGAGACTTTTGACGCGAGGATTGTGGGGTGATGACAATGCAACTGCGTGAATATCAACAGCGAACCATCGACCAGCTTTATGCGTTACAATGCAAATATCCTCATAAACTTAAGGACATTTGCATTATGGGCAAGCCAATCATCAGCATGGTCGGACTTAAGTCTCACAGGTGGACTGTTTTGTCTGAAGCGCAAAAACCATCTGGCGCATCACAAACTGGAAAGTTTTGGAACTGTGTTTGTGAGTGCGGCACACAGCGCGTCGTTTATGGCGAAACCATCAGGAGTGGAAGCAGCAAGTCTTGTGGTTGTTTAAAGGCAGAGAAAAGCGCAGTCGCTATGAAAGAAATGAGGCTGCGCCAATCTGGCTCTTTGCAAGACCGATTTTTTTCTCGGTTTGTCAAACTTGAAAATGGTTGTTGGCAATGGAGAGCGCACACCGATAAAGATGGATATGGAATCTTGCCCGGTGCAAATCAAAATACAAGATCACACCGCCTTTCGTATGAGATTCACATCGGTGAGATTCCTAAAGAAATGATTGTCTGCCATCATTGCGACAACCCAGGATGCGTTAACCCTGATCATCTTTTTGTCGGCACACCGAAAGACAACGCACATGACGCATTGCAAAAAGGTAGGCACTACATTGGAGAAAAAAACGGTCGATCAAAACTGACTGTAGAGAAAGTCAAAGAAATATTGAACTCTGACATGAATGGCCAAAAACTGGCAGATAAATTTGGTGTCAACAGATCAACAATCAACAATGTTAGAAGAGGCGTAACGTGGAAAAAATAGAATTGCGTGAGTATCAATCTCGAGCACTGGACATGCTGTATGCGTGGTTTGAGAAGAATTCAACTGGCCATCCAGTGTTGAATATGCCAGGTGGATCTGGCAAATCCGTAGTAATTGCGTCGCTTGCCAAAGATGCACTGCAAAACTGGCCTGAGACGCGCATCTTGATGCTGGTGCATTCTAAAGAGTTAATTCTTCAAAACGCCGACAAGCTGCGCAAACTGTGGCCAGGTGCGCCTCTTGGCATTTATAGCGCAAGCGTTGGGAAGCGCCAACTGAAGGAACCGATCACATACGCTGGCATTGGGTCTGTGGCCAAACGTGCCAAGCAGATCGGGCACATTGACTTGTGCATCATCGACGAGGTTCACGCCGTATCAACCACTGAAAACGGCATCTATCGTAAGCTGATTGCCGACCTCCTCAAGATCAACCCGGACATGCGTATTGTGGGCTTGAGTGCCAGCCCGTATCGTCTTGGCCAAGGGCTGATAACCGAAGGGCCAACTGCGATCTTTTCAGAAATTCTGGAGCCGGTGAGCATTGAAGAGTTGGTTTTCAAAACTCATCTTGTGCCGCTTCGTTCCAAGATCACCAAGCACAAACTGGACACTGATGGACTGCATAAACGCCAAGGAGAATACATCGCCTCCGAGATGGAAGCCAAGTTCAACACCGACGATCACAATCAGGCCGTGGTGCAGGAAATTATTGAAAGAGCAAGCAACCGAGCACATTGGTTGATTTTTTGCTCTGGTGTTGCGCATTCTGAGGCCGTTGCCGAGCGCTTGCGTGCTTCCGGCATTGCTGCCGAAGCCTTGGACGCAACGCATAGCAAATCAGAGCGCGAGCGCAAGCTGGCCGACTTTGAGTCTGGGCGTATGCGTGCTATTTGTTCGGTTGGAATTTTGACGACTGGTTACGACTTTCCTGCGCTGGACTGCATTGCATTCTTGCGTTCTACGATGTCGCCAGGGCTTTACCTGCAAATGGCCGTGCGAGGCATGAGGCCGTCCGCTGGCAAGGCTGACTGCCTGGTGCTCGACTTCGCCGGAGTGGTGGCCACGCACGGTCCGATCACGGCCGTACAGCCGCCCAGGAGGGCGGGAGAAGGCAACGGCGAAGCGCCCGTAAAGGCTTGCCCAATGTGCCACGAACTATGCGCCTTATCAGCTCGACAGTGCCCGGCATGCGGGCATGTGTTTGTCTCAGAGGAGCGCAAATTTAAGCTGCACAATGATGACATCATGAGCTTGGGTGGCAGTCAGATGGACGTGAGCTACTGGAATTGGCGCAAGCATGTCAGCCGCGCCTCGGGCAAGGAAATGTTAAGTTGTTCTTATTATGGTTCGGCACTGTCTGATCCGGTGATCACTGAGTACCTGGCAGTCATGCATGACGGTTACGCGGGACAAAAGGCGCTGCAGGATCTGTACATGGTCGCTCAGTCGGCCCAGGCAAGCCTATCTGAATCGCTGTCATCCTCAAACCTGGATCGAATCGCCGACTCCATGAACGATGGCACCCCGCCGGCACTAATCAAATTCAAAAAAGATGGCAAGTATCATCGAGTGATTCATCGTCAATGGAGTCAAAGTTAGTATGAAAGTTCAAAGCGAACATATGGAGCAATGTCTGTTTGTACAATGGTTCCGTCAAACATATCCAAAGATCAGAATATTTGCCATCCCCAACGGTGGCGGCCGATCCAAGGCCGCAGGCGCAAGCTTGAAAGCCGAAGGGGTATCTGCAGGCGTACCTGATCTCTGCATTCCAGAGTGGAACACCTGGATCGAGATGAAGCGCTCTGCAGGCAGTCACCTCAGCCCAGAGCAGCGGGACTGGATGGCCTACCTGGAGAGCATCGGACAGACATGCGTCGTAGGGTTCGGCTGGGAAGACGCCAGAAAGAAGATACTTGACAAGCGGCGGTGTTTATCCGATGAACAATAGGTCTTTTTTGTTTTTTCTACCAAAAAATGCCCTAAGATTCGTTTCACAGCAATGTTGCTGTGACAAAAAAACGAGGCACACTATGCAAACAACCATCAACCATGTAGACACCCTGGGCGCCCTTCTGGCCCAGATCAAAGACCTTGAGACCAAGGCTCAGGCCATCAAGGACCAAATCCTTGACTCGGCCACGCTGCCCGGAGGCAGCAAAATAACTGAGGGGTCGTTGTTCAAAGCGACCGTAGTTGAGTCCAACCGCCAGACGGTAGACTATAAAGCTTTATTGCTGGAGGCCAAGATTCCCCCGGCAATGATTGCCAGGCACACCAAGGTGGCTGCAGTCTTTGCGGTGCGCGTAAGCTCGCGATGATTCGCAAGCGCCCAACAACTAAGTACGGAATCCTGGACGATCTCAATGAGGTCGTCCGTTGGGTTTGGGATCAGCCAAGCAAAGAATATGCATTTGTCATAAAAAAAATAAAAAAGCCTAAGAAAGAAAAAATTGACTTCAACAAATTTGAGGAGGCTTTGTTTTAATCATGTTTGATCTTGTTTGTTTGGCTTGGGAAACTTTTGGGTTTTCTGTTTTTATGTTTGGCATTGGAGTGTTCTATGGATTATGCAGAGTATTTGATTCGTGCGAAGGAGCATTTAAGACAAACGTATGATTTTGCGGCCATTCAGGAGTTTGATAAGGCACATGAAACGTGTCTTATGTGCTTGGCAGAAATACGCATGGCGTTGCATGCGATCAATGAAGTTAAACAGCAATTTGAAAAAAGGAAAATCAAATGAAACCGTTTGAAATAATTAAAACGCTGACTGATGCCGGGTGGTCCGTAGCTCAGATCGCCAAATCCAGTAATCTTTCGTACCTAACTGTACGCAAGATATCCATTGATCCCGAGTCTGATCCAAGATTCCGGGTGGTTGAGTCTTTAAGGGCTTTGTTGGGCATGCCGCCGCCAGAAAAAGTATCAAAGAAAAAGAAAAATAAGGAAGTGATTATGCGAGAGGCGCTTGAGATTATTGCATCTGCCAGTGAGCAAAATCTCGGGATTGTTCAGTGTGAAGCTTTGGCAAAAACTGCTTTGGGAATTAAATAAATGAATGACATACGATACCAAAAATACTTTGATTGGATAGGGGCACAGGTCGTAAACGCTAACGATTTATGCAAGGAGTTCAACATTTCCCACGCATCTGCCCGACATAACCTCGGGCAGCTTGTAAAGCTGGGGTTGTTGGACATCTTTGATATGAAGAACCGTGCAGGATTTGTCTGCAAACATTACAGTAGATCTGTAGCAGCAGGGCCTCCTCCACCAGAAGTGCAGCAGGAAGAGACTCCTGCTGAAACGGTAATGAGCGCATCCAAGAAAGCATATCTTGGTTTGTGCCACGATATTACAGGAATAAAAGTAGAACTTAAGAAACATATGGACGACTGGTATTTACCTATGTGCCACATCAACGCTTGGCCGTTTACAAACCCTCGTGGAGATTTGTATGATGAAGAAAGGCTTTATGGAATTAAACCTTCCAGCGCCTAGAGACGAGCAGCCTGTCATGGTATTGGATGGCATTGTTTACTACCCGCACTACAAAAAGCCACAAGTGTGGTGCGGGCCTGGGACGAGCAAGGAAACTGAGAATAGTTTCTCTACAGAAGAGATGCTTTTGCAGGGAGCAAAGCAAGAGCAACGCTATTTATGGGAGCGTTCGTGGACTAAATGAATTGATCATTTACTAAAGTTTTAGGATAAATCATGAAATACCCATTCAAAATTGGTTTAATGAAGGATGAATTTGACGTTTTGCTTCATGTTATTTCGAAGCAACCAATCGAATCCTGCCTGTTTAACCTGTACGACAGAATGCTGACCATGGGAATGAAACATCCTCAATACCTCCACGAGGCAGAGTTGCCTGAGGTTCGCGTGGTGTGCTGTAACAGCAATTGCAACCAGGGACGTAACTGTCCTCTGCGAGGTAAAAAGAATGCGACTGCGAAAATTAAAGAAAAGAATAAAAATACGAATTGAAGGAGTGGCGCTGGCGACACTTATTTTTGTCTTTGCCGTTGTTGCCGGGATGCTCGACTACCCTGACCATGTGGCCGACGAGGAGGGCTACTGCGCGATGGTTCGCCTGTACCAAAGCAGCGAAGGCAAAGTTGGATGGCCCGCGTACCGTGGCGAGTGCAATACAAGTAAGAATTGAATATGCCCGCGCAATCGAAGCAAAACTCAAGGAGAAAAATCAATGAGTCTAATGCAAGATCAAATTGAGGCGTTGCGCCAAGCTAACGCACAACGCGAAGAAGAGATGCGCCGCCCGCAATCCCTTATTCGCATGGCGAAAGAAGCACGATTGCCCTATGAATACGACACCGGGCGTGTCATGCATCTTAAGGAACTCAAACGCTTTGCTGAGTTTGTTCGAGCGCCGCGCATCTGGGTCAGTCTGACGGATGAGGAAATTATAGAGACCATCGGTGGGATCACTAATTATCGCGGCGAGTACGAGATCGCAGTTGGACGAGCAATTGAGGTTAAGCTGCGGGAGAAGAACAATGTTTTGGGGTGAATGCTACAAGTGCGGTGAACGCTGGGAGCTTGGAACTGCCAGCACCTGCAAGTGCGAAGTCGGGATGACCTTTGATGCGTCTGCACCCGTAACAATCACATCACATCCATACTTTTACAAGCGCCCTTGGGTCAGTCTGACGGATGAGGAAGTACGAGACATTGTGTGGAACCTACCGTACGAACCAAGCGAAGAACATATCCGAGCCATCGAGGCCAAGCTGCGGGGGAAGAATGGTGGATAGAGAACAAATAATCCGCATGGCACGAGAGGCTGGGTTCAAAGTTGATTGGCAACACGCAGACGTTGCTGAGATTAAAGCGAAAAGGTACGAATACTTCGCCGCCCTTGTAGCCGCAGCCGAACGTGAGAAGCTGGCCGCTTGGATGATGAGCCAAGGTTACGCAACCGGTCATGGCGACAGCATAAAAAAATTATTGGAAGAACTTGAATGGCAAATTGAAGAGCGCATAAGAAACGAGCGTTCTGCAAGGGAAAACACATGAACACATATCCACGGGTTTATCTTACATACCACGCTGACGGCGAAGTAGGCATCGGCACTCCAAAGGATGCGTCTGCGCCGCTGGGTGAGCCTGTTGAGCACCTGCGCGTCAGCCATACGAGCAAGGGGAGACAGATGACTGACAGAGAACTAATGCAGCAGGCGCTGGAAGCGTTGGAATTGTTGGCTAGGTACGAAAACCCCGCGACAAAGATACAGGTCCGCAAACCTAAAGACGGTGGCCCGATAGTCACCATGTACCCGCACAAAGTGGCAACAGATGCAGCAGTACCGTTGCGAGAGAGGCTGGCGCAGCCGGAGCAGGAGCCGGTGGCGTGGTACTTCGTTCGTGACTTAGAAAAAGGCATTTCGTTTGCGCCAGACAATGACGCGACAAAATCGTGGCAACCACTTTACCCAGCATTACCAGCGGCTACAGAGCCGGTTGCGTGGATGGTTTATACGCTTGATGGCAAATCTGTCTGCGTGACTGACAACCCTAATGACTTTACCGACCAACATAAGTCACTGCCACTCTACACCGCACTACCAAAGCGTGAATGGGTTGGGCTGACGGCAGATGAAATCTGGAAATGCAACAAAGCAAAGAGTGGCAGTGCTGTGGAGTTTCACATTTGCTATGAACATCAGAACGTGGAGGATTTTGCGGAAGCTATCGAAGCCAAGCTTCGGGAGAAGAATCATGGATAGAGAAGCTGTTATCCGCATGGCGCGGGAGGCTGGGATTTCTGAATCGCACGCTTTTGGTATGTTTGATTTTCTTGAACGCTTCGCTGCCCTTGTCGCCGCTGCCGTTATGCTTAAAGTTTTAGAAGTACAATGTGCTAAGGAGCGTGAAGACTACAAGCGTGGGCGCGATCACGAGCGTGAGGCGTGTGCGAAGGTGTGTGAGGACATGGATCACAACGGGGTGATGATTGCCGCAGACTGCGCCGCCGCCATACGAGCAAGGGGAAACACATCGTATGCGTCTTGAGGTCACTCCAATTACTCTTGCAGAGGCAAATGCATTTGTTACGGCGCATCATAGACACCATAAACCAATGCAAGGTTGTAAGTTTTGCGTTGCTGTTAGCAACACCATTGAAGTGGTCGGAGTTGCAATCATTGGCAGGCCAGTAGCAAGAATGCTAGATGATGGTTGGACGCTTGAGGTTAATCGTTGTTGCACTGATGGCACAAAGAACGCATGTTCAATGCTTTATTCGGCGGCATGGAAAGCTGCAAAAGCTTTGGGTTATAAACGATTGATCACTTACACCATGCAAGAAGAGGGCGGCGCATCATTGCGAGCAGCCAATTGGAAATGTCTTGGATTGCGCGGAGGGGGTAATTGGAATGTGCGATCAAGGCCAAGGATAGATACGGATGCTTTATTGCAGGGCCAAAAGCTTTTGTGGGAAGCTTGACATTACTTAGTTGCCGCCATACGAGCAAGGGGAAACACATGAGCGATTCATACGATGATTACGAGGCAAAAATTCAACGTGCAGAACAGGCTTCACCATTATGGGAAATGGTGAAAACTGAACACGACAAACAAATCGAGATTGCGCAGGCTTATGAGCGAGGATGGAATGCAGCATTAGCGCAGCTGGCCGCTTGGATGACGCGACAAGGCTACGCAACAGGCCACGGCGACAGCATCGAGGACCTGCTGCAAGAGCTTGATTGGCAGGTGCAGGAGCGAGAGC